ATGCAGGAACCCTTGTCGAGGAGACTGTTATCTCCTCGATTGTAAGTCACGGGTTACTTACTAGGCAAACTAATCAGGCTTTCGGGTGTGCAGCTTTCACGCTCTGGCAGTGCTCGATCCACGCGACCGTCTCGGGCGGCAGCGCGACGCCCTGCTCCTTCAGCGCCGCGAGCCCCTTCATGAGCGCGTCCAGCTGCTCGCCGATCGGCATGTAGTCGGCCGCGCGGCGCGGCGCGACGTCGATCTTGTGGTGGATCTTCATGCTTGCGTGACCTCAAAAGTGGCGTCGAGCATCGGCCAGGCCGGCGTGACCTTGACCGAAAAGGTGCCCGCGTGGCTGAACGAAAGCTCACAGGTGTCGTCCGTGCACGCGTAATCGACTCCTTCGAGGGTGATCGTGCACGGCGCGGGCAGGTTCTTGAGCGTCATGCCGTCGAGCACGGCAGGACAGGCCGGGCGCGGGGCGACCGCGCCGCCCGCCACGTAGTGTGTTTCGGGGTCGCCCAGACCGAGCACCAGCGAGCAGCCATCCGGCGGCACCTGGATCTTGAACATTGATTCCGGCATGTGCGCCGAATTCAGGATGCGGCCCGTTGCATCGACCGTCACGAAATCGACGTAGCCCGCTGTCGGTGCTGCCGCCATGATGCTTTCAATCATCGTTTTGCCTCAAGAATGACTACAAAGACAGCGCTGGCGCCGGATGCGGTGACGCTCACTCCGAACGCGCCGGCACCCAGCGTAGCCTGAGTGAAGGAAGCGCAGCGCGTGGTATAGACCGCTTGCACGCCTGCCGAAATGCCGCCCACGGTCACGGTAGCCGCGCCTGAAATCGGAGTCTGCCCAGCGCCGGTCGTGCCGCAAATGGCCGAGATCATGACCACCACTTGACCGCCGCTTGACTGATACGTCCAATTGCCAGTGCCGGCGAAGGCCACCATCGTCGTGACTGCATTCGCGCCGATGCGCAGGGTGTCAATCTGCGCTTCGCCGATATGCGCGGTCTTGATCGCCGCGTAGCCGACGTGTTCCTCGTTGACCTGCGCGTAGCCGATCATCGCGCGGTTGATCGACGCGTCGCCGATCAGCGCGCTGCTGATGATGACGCGCGGCTGGCCGTTGACCACGCCGATCGTGAACGGCTGAATGCCCGGGTAGCCGGGAATCCACACCGAGAACTTCTGCGCGTGCACCGCGAACTCGCTCACGAAGCCGCCGTTGATCGGATACGACGCAAGACCGAAGCCGCTCACCCAGCCGTTGTTGTCGATCTTGACCGTGTATTGCGCGTTCAGTCCGTTGATCGAGCTTTGCTGCGTGCTGATCGAGGCCGTATGGCTGCCGAGCGTCGAGTTGATCTGCGTGATGGAGCTCGCGTTCGCGCTGTCCCCCGCCACGCGGGCGTTGATCTCGGTCTGCACGTTCGCGTTGGTCGTGCCAAGCGACGCATTCACGCTGTCGATACGGGTCGAGAGCGCGCTGTCGGCGGAGGCCCGCGCGGTTTGCTCGGTGCTGATGGCGGCCATTGCCGGCTGCACGAGCGAGGCGGCGCGCCATTCGACGTCGGTGTAATACCAGCGGTTCTTGTCGTTGGCCGAGCCTGCGGCGAAATCGATCAGCACGTAGAGCTCGGCGGTCGTGTAACCGTCGGGGATCGTGACCGTGCCCGCCACGCGCGTCCATGCGCTCGTTGCCGTGAGCGAGCCCGCCCAGGCGTAGAAGTCAGTCTTGCCCGGGCCGGTGAGGTGCAGCCCGAGATAGATCGGCACGGCGGCGACCGGCGTCGCTGCGCGCATCTCCAGATAGTGCGTCTGTCCGCCGGTCACCGGCACCGTGCGCGTGGTGTAGCGGTTGTCCCGAACGTTCTGCTTGAACACGTAGGCCGCGGGCGCCTGCAGCGGGACGTCGAGCGTCGTGCCGCCCACTGCCGTGTTGTTGCTCCAGCCCGCGTTCGAGCCGCCGGCGGCCACCGGGTTTGCACACAGGTTCGACGCATCGACGCCGTAGGCCGCGGCCACCGTGTTGATCTGCGTGGCGAGCGCCGTGTCGGCGTTCGTGCGCGCGGTAGCTTCCGCCTGCACTGCGGCCGTGTTGTTCCCCGTGTTGGCCGCAATCGTGTCGATGCGCGTGGAGAGCGCCGTATCAGCGGTCGTGCGCGCGGTCTGCTCGGAGGTGATCGCCGCCGTGTTCGCGTTGCTCGCTGACACAAGCGTCGTGATCTGCGCGGCCATGCTGTTGTCCGCGCCCTGTCGGAGCGTCTGCTCGTTGGCGATTGCGGCCGTCAGGTCGCCCGAGAGCTTCGTCTTCGCGTCGGCCAAGCGCTGATTCACCGAGCCGATGATCGACTCAGGCGCATCCACCAGATCGATACGCGTTTTCAGCGCCGGGATCAGCTGGCTGTCTTTGAGCACGCCCTCGGCGATCGCCTCGACGTCGAGGAACGGCGTGTGGACGTGGATCTCGTTGCTCGGGATCGTCTCGTCGAGGCCGAAGGCGTCATACGGAACGATCGTGATGTAGTAGTCCGAGTTGAACATCAGGCCCGAGAGCAGCACGGTCGTGTCGGGGCCGTCGTAGGCCACCGGCACTTCGGCGCTGTCAAGGTCGCCCGCCCAGCGCAGCTTGATCTGCGCGCCGGCGTAGTCGGGGTCGTCGCTGTGCGTGAACTGGACGGTGATCGCCTCGAAGTTGGCATTCGTGGCTGCGCTCGTGACTGTAGGCGGCGGGTTATACGCGTCGAGCACGGCGGGCTTGCCCACATGGCCGAAAACGTCGCGCACGGCGATTTCGAACGTGACCTTGCGGTGCAATCCGTCGACGAAGTTCTTCTCGAACGTGTAGATGTAGGAGTTGTCGGTCGTGTGCTCGGTGCGCAGCACCTTCTGGTTCTTCGTGCCGTAAGTCGCCGTGTCGTAGACGCGGATCTCGTAGTCCTGGAAGTGCGGGTCGCGCGTGCCCGAGTCGGCGCCGTCAGGCTCGCTGCCGAATTCGAAGCTGGCCGTGACCGAGTTGTAGTTCCAGTAGAGCTTGCAGTCGCGTCCCGCCCAGAGGTAGTCGGCGCCCGAGACGATCGCGCTGGAGATGTTCGACACATTGCCGACGACCGTGTAGCTCACCATCGGCGCCTGGTCGTAGGAGCTGAACTTGCCCCAGACGTCGTATGCCTGCACCTTGATGGTCAACTGGTCGCCCTTGGCGACGCCCGGCACCACGAAGCTCGTGTCGGCCTTGACCGTGCCCACCTTCGCGAACGCGCCGCCATTCTTTTGCAGAAAGACGTCCGCGCCCGCGTAGTTGCCAGCGACCGGCTGTGCCCACGCCGCGCGCACTTGCGAGAGGATCTGCGCGCCCTGAACGTAGGTTTCCTCGTAGGCGGTCAAGTTCTGCACCGTGCCGATGGCGGCCTGCGACGGGTCGAGCATCGGCGGGGTGAGCGTCGAGGCGACATCGCCGTAGCTGGACAGGTCATAGACCTCGCTGCGATATTCGAGCGCCGAGATGGCGCGCGTCATATCGGTCGAGCCGAGCGTGATCTGGGTGATGCGGAAGGGCTTCCTGACCTTCTGCGTTTCGCCGAACATATAGTTCACGAACGGGTCCGGCACGAACGACATCGGCGCGGTGATCGTCACCGTATCGGTGTCGCCTGCATGCAACACGACGTCGTGGTCCTCAATCACGTCCGTGTCGTAGAACGTGACCGTCTGCCCAACAGCAAACCCGGCTGCGGAATCCACATAGACGCCATCGGACACAGCTGCCGTGATGCCCGCTTCCGCGCCGGCCACATTGCGAATGCGCCGCACACGATAGTTCGTCGGTGTGCCTGCTACGCCGATGAACTGGTCATTGATGCTCGTCACCTGGCCCGTGCCGCGCACGGCGCTGTTGGCGAGCACCAGCAGCTTGTAGGTCTTGCCGGCCTCCATCGTGACGGTCTTGTCCAGCTTGATGACCGTCTGGGTGCTACCCGGCGCGAGACGCCCCGACTCGGCCCATGCCGGCTGATCGTGCTGCACGAGCACGACGTCGCCCGCCGTGCATGCGATCGACTCGATCGGCGACTGCCATTCGCACGTCTGCGTGAGATACCGGTTGATGTTGAGCTGGAGCGCGCCTTCCCGATACGCGCGCTGGATATCGACCACACCGTAGGCGGTGATCTGCGCGGCGTTCTGCGGGCGGCCCTCGAGCGCGGCCGACGCATCAGCCACCTTGACGGTCTTACTCTTGTAGTCGTCGGTCTTGTCCGCGAACGTAACGTCGATTTCGGTGGCGCGGTCGGTGCGCGCCATCCAGCTCTGTTTGAACGAACCCTCGACGATGTTGCCCATGCCGAAGAGCATCACCGGGTCCGACGGGCGCTCGATCACCAGCGAATAGCGCGTGCCCACAGGCACGAGCTGCGCGTGCCCACAGCGCCCGATGTAGTTGCACGCATCCCACACGTTCATGTTCGTATCGAACACGCCGTCGTAGGTCAGGTTATTGGCGGCGCAGTATTCGGCAAGCTCAAAGAACGCCGATCGGTCGAGCCGGCTCGCGTCGATGCCGCCGCCATAGCGCCAGTGCGTGAGCGCATCCCACAGCACCCAGGCGGGGTTGTTGCTCGCCTCGCTGTTTTGCATGATGACGCCGTTTGCGCGGCTGAAGGTGTCGATGACACGCCCGCCGTTCAAGAACGTCACAGTCGGCACGCCCGAAATCTGGTCGTCCATCTTCACGCGCAGCGCGAGCAGCGCCGTGTGGTTATACCCCACACCCTGATAGACGATTTCGTTCAGGTCGCCGAGGTAGCAGTCGGAGGCCGACGTGTTGTCCGTGTTGGTTTTGACCTTGTTGCCAAGCGTGGTGTTGACCGAGTAATCGATGTATTGGTTGTGGCGGCGCACCCGGACTTCATACTTGCCCGGCAGCAATTGCGGCGACGTATAGGTGCGCCGGGCGGTGGCGCGCAGCTTCTCGGTGACGACGAGCGCGGCGGTGCCTGCGGGCACGTTGACGCCCACTGAGACGTTGCCCGCCTCTTTCACCGGCCAATCGTCGACCTGCTTGCCGATGTAGCTGCCGTATTTCGCGAGCGCGGCCTGGCGCACGACATCAAGCACCTCGCCGTTGTCAGTCGTGATATTCAGGTCCGTGATGACTTGTGTGCCGTCCCACGTATAGCCGACTTCCCTGAGCCAGTGGGTCGGCATGTTGCCCACGCCGATCTTCGTAATCGG